CAGCGTACTGCTGGATCTGCCACTCAACAGCGTGTGTGGAAATGCGCACGCCGGTGTAACCATTGGCACGGTAGACGATACCTTGGCCACGGCGGTCACGGCCAAGCCAGAACAGGCCGTTGTCCATTTTGGCTATAGAGTAAGGGGCAGCGCACCCTAACTCGTTAAACGCGCCTTGGATGCGCTGTAAGGGGAAATCTGTAGCGCCAGAGTCGTACCAGACTTCAATTGAGTTTGTGCCAAAGGCCCAGACTTCGCGGAAGTTGGACACAACGGCAAGCAGGCCGTCAGGCGAGCCTTCGGTGCTGACAAATTCTAGCGGGTCAATGGATGTGCCGTCTAGCAGCTGTGTCACCCACATCAACTGGCTGTTGGGCTGATTGAACACAAAGTAGCCATCCAGATAGCACACTGTCACAGCGCCTGGGAAGTCTGGGTCAGTGATCTGGCCAAAAGCGTTTGTGGTGTTGTTGTAGATGTAGCTGGGGCCATTGGCCGCAATGAACAACTGCGTGCCGTTGTCAGCCAGACTGACAGGGCCAGTGCCCGCCACCGTGCCGATCAGCGTAGGAACGTAGGCGTTGTTGATTTTGTAAAGCTGAGTGCCAGACACTACAAAGCCAACACCATCGTTAGCCGAGAACGCCCACAGACCTCGGATCGGGCCAAGGCCAACTGTTGAGAGTAGCTTTAGACCAGGGGCGCGGTTTAGGAACGCAGGTTCTTTACCGGCCTCGGGGACAATCTCGGGGAAAAGGTTGACCATCCGAGCGTCTGCTGCATTGACGCTTCGGGTGACGTAAGTGGAGCCAAGAATCGGCGTCTTCATCAATAGTTACCGGCATAGATGTTGAAACGCTGGCGGTTGGCCACCAATGCGTAAGGCAGTGCCATCACGTCATCTGGGTTGTTGATGCGCTTCAGATCACGCTTGGAAGTCATCGCAATGCGCTGCACTTGTGGACTTGGCTCAACGCCAAACTCAGGCGCAAACTCCATGGCCAAGTTGTATGTAAACGCACGCAGATAGCCTGGTGGGTAGTACAAAACCGTGGACAAGTTGGCAGGGTTGTTCAGCTCTTCAACCGACACAAAGTGAAACTCTAAAACTTGTGTTGGCCGAGGGTAAAGGTATATCTCAATGTTAGGAAACGTCATGTTGACCCACATCACTTGCGGGTATGTAGACGTTACGGTCTTAACAGCAATACCGTTGTACTGCTGTTGGTTAATCATTTTGATGCCATACGACACGCCGTTGGGCGCTTTGAAATAGGTAGCATCGTCAAGCAAAATGGGGCGGTTGCCTATGAAGTCACCAGTCGGGCCAAGGGTGCGGCTGATAAGGCTTGAAGGCCATGAGAAGATTTGATCTTGCGTGGAGAACACTGACAGACGCTCGGTTTGCCACGAGTCAATCATCTGATTGAGCGCCATCAAGGCGTCTTGGGACGTGGCCGCAGAGGGCGTCTCACCTTCAGCAAGCACGCCAAGGAGCCGAAGCGCCCGATTGATTTGTTCGCCAGCGGTGTACGTTGTCATGCTTAGACCTCTTCAGTAGTCACTTTTCTACGGCGCTTAACTTCCAGCACGTTCACAGGAGCCGCTTCAGGTTCAGAAGGCGTATCTGGATTATAGCGAGTCCAGCCATTCTTTTCATCCATTTCGGCTTCAAGTTCCATTGTGGCAACTTTAGCACCGTGGATGGGGTGAAACATTGTAATGTTCATATTAGAAAGGGGGTGATTAGCCCCCTTTTGGTTAGGTTGCGCCGTGGATGATCGCAAAATTGATAATGACAGCTTCTGAGTAAGAAGTCGCCGCAGTCAAATTCCGCAACGTGATCAAAGCAGAACCAGCAGCTAGATAAGAAACGTAAGTGGTGTAAGCACCAGCAGCGCTACCAGTGGTATTACTAGAAACGTTCACAATGATTGTGTCGTTAATAGAAATTGCGCTGTTAGTTAAGACAAACGACACCGCTACACCCGCCGCCAAAGCTGCGTCGTGCATTGTGATGCGGCCAGCAGACTTGTTCAAAGTCACGCCAGTCGATTTGCTAGTTGCTTGTGTCACAGTTCCCTGTGCGCCAGTTGCGTAACCAATTTCTTGGCTTGCATAGCAGGTGGTAAATTCAGGATCGCTATACGCGACACCTACCGCTTGGGTATTTGATGGCATGATGTTTCCTTTAAAAATGGGGGCTGTTTAGACCCCCATTTAATTTAGCCCGCAATGCGGTACAAAGTCCAAGAACCATCGCCAGTTTTACGAGCGCGGAACAAGGCGCCGGTGTTTTCCAACACCACCATGTTACCGAGCAAAGTCCAACCAGTAGCGGTAGACAATGTGAGTTGATAAGCAGTGTCATCAACGGCAACTGCAAAGTCAAATGCAGCGTTGACTTTTTGGGCGCTGCTAATTGCGGCTTCCAAATCAGCAACAGTAGGCAACGTAACAACGGTGTCAGCCGAAGTGTTGCTGGTAATCAAACCAACGGCCATTTGAGCGCCAGTTAGGGTTGCAGTTGTTGCAGTAATTGCAAGAGGTGCGCCTTGGACGATCAGTAGCGCTTCGCTTGTATTGCCTGCGCCAACTTGATAGCCACTTGTACCATTAGGTAATGCCATGATAAATTCCTTTAAAAGATGTTACAAAATGAAACCCCCGAAGGGGTATTCAGATTAGCCCCAGATACGGCAGGCCATTTGTGGACGAATTGTGCTGAAACCGTACAAAACGTCAATACGGCAAGGCATACGGTCATTGTTAATATCGTACTGACGTACGATACGCAAGGAAATACCGTTGTGGACTGCGCGAGCAGCCATATCGACCCCCATTGGCAGCAAGAGATCAGCCGTTGCGAACGTTATGGCGTCCTTATGGTAGACCAAGTTCTGTGCGTACTGAGTAGAAGCAGCGCCAACAAAGGTTACGACACCGCCAGTTGCAGGCAACACATCCACAGTAGCCAGTGCGTTTGCAGCGGAGTACATAGGAGCCACAGTCACAGTCCAAGTGCCGGATGAAGCGGTTGCATCAGCCAAAGCTACGAACTGGAACAACGAACCAGTGGATTCACGGGTTTGTGGGTTGACAGCATTGCAAGCACTGATTGTGAACACGTCACCAGCTTTGATGGTTGTGGACACAGAGCCTTGCTCCAACAAAATGGAAGTCGCACCTTCGGCAGTAACGCCGGGGGTCTTAACCAATGTAGAAGCTGTTGCACTGCGTGAGCCAGTGGTGTGTTGCTTGATAGACTGAGACATGTTGATCTCGTCAAAGCCCAACACGCCAGTGCCCATCATGCCGTTCTTGAATTGCTTGCTGATAGTGTCTGTAGGATTGAACAGACCTTTCATGCCTTCAACCAAGCCAGCGTTAGCAGCAGGGTTCACGGTAGCGTAACGTGGGGACATCACGGCTGCGTTCTCATTCAGCTTCTGCTGGGCTTGCAACAAGACCAAAGAAGTAGAAGGAGTTGTGCCAGGTGTACCAACGGTGTTACCGATGGTTTTGTACGCATTGGCCACGTCTGCATCAATAGAAGATGCCAACTGGCTGATACGAGGCTTTAACACACGCTCAGCGAAGTCATCCAATTGCATGGTCAATTCAGCAGATGTGAAGTTGACACCGATGTGCTTTTGGCTGGCAACGGTCAAAGTGGTGAACTGCTCGTTGTCGTCCTGAACTTGCAGGGCGGCGCCGTCAGTTACCAAAGCGCGGTCAGGTAAACGGATACGGAGGGTTGAACCGATCTTAGCACCTTCAACAGCGAAGCTGTCGTCATACTGGCGGTTCACGTTACGGGTGATCACAAGGTTGTTCTCGAGGATTTCGAGTGATTTTCTTGTGATCATGTCGATCGTCAGAATACTGTTTGACATTTTAAAAGTCCTTTAAAAAAATTAGCGGTTCTGTGCTTCCCACTTTTTCACTTGTCGTTTGCGCTCGGCCTCAATCCATTCTGATGCACTCATGGACTTGGTAGACCGAGGATCAGTTGTATCGTAAGCCGACACTCCAGCGGAGCGTGCGGTGACAGGTGAAATCGGCGCTGGCGCAGATGTCGTTTTTCTAACTGGGGGCGCTGAAACCAATTTGGCTTCAATTTTCCCAATTTCCTTCGCCTGGCTCAATGGCGACATGCGTGAGATGCGATCTGCTTCTTTTGGATTAGAGCCGAGATAGTACGCTAACTCAGGCCCAACGTCCGAAGACTGAATCGTTTCTGCCATCACGTTTGTGATCGGAAGTTTAGGGTTGTAGGCGACTTGTTCAAAGTCGTCATACTTAGTCCTAGCTTCTTCTTCCAAGTCGTGATAACTCTCAAGAACTTGCGACTGCTGCTTTGCCGCTTCACGTTTGGCCAATAGTTCTTCAGCTTTCTGATATGCCAATGCTTCCGCATAGGCTTCAGGGCTTTCAAACTGGTCAACGGATGCTGACGGAGCTGCTTTCACGATTTGCGTTTCGGCAGATCGTTGTTGCTGTTCTCTTTCCCACTTACGTTGCTCTCTTGCGAGGCGTTTGCCAATAGCAGCGTCAAGTTCCTCTTGCGAGAATGTCTTGGCAGGCTGTGTTTCAGCTACTTCCGGCGTACTTTCAGCAACTTCAGGTGTGGCCGTCACATCCGTGGTTGGCGCGGAGTCTACTTCCGCTAGGGCTTGGACTTCTTCAGTCATGTTTTCTGAATCCTTGGATTCCTCGGTGAACCTCGCCGATACGGTTTGTCAGCATATTATGCTGGAATTTCGGGCATTTGTACAACTGGATTGGCAGCTTCGTATGCAGCAATCACTTCAGGAGTGTGGATAGATGCGGCAATTGCTTGCACTTTGGCATCTTCAGCGCTTACGTCAGCGCCAGGGGCAACCACATGGCGGTGAAACTTGCTACTGATTTCAACGCCATCTTCTTTGATAGCAGTCTTGGTGCGAACTTGAATGCAGCCGTTTTCAACAACTTCAATTAAATCGACAGAGATAACTTTTTCCAACATATCATTTCCTTGTTTCCAGCCTGACCATCCAGTCAGGCATTAAGGCTGGTGGGCCGCACCAGTACGGTTTAAACCAAATTAGCCATTGCTTTCCAAGTACCAGGCGTTCCAGCCACAGTGCA